TCCCAACGCCGAGATGTTCATTTACCCACGTCCCACACAGGACTTGGAATGGCATTTTGTGTCGATTGAAGAATTGAATCAACCGGCTGATCTTGCCACGCCGCTGTACTTCCCACCAGGTTACCTGCGTGCGTTCACGTACAACCTGGCAATGGAGATTGCCCCCGAGTTTGGCGTGGAGCCAAGCCCGCAGGTGCAGCGCATCGCCATGACCAGCAAGCGCGACCTCAAGCGCATCAACAACCCTGACGATGTGATGGCCATGCCATACGCACTGGTTGCCAACCGCCAGCGCTTCAACATCTACGCCGGTAACTACTGATGGACTCCCCGATCCTCGGCTCCAGCTACGTGGCCCGCAGCGTCAACGCTGCGGATGCCCGGATGGTCAACTTGTTCCCCGAGATCGTGCCAGAGGCAGGCAAAGAGCCTGCGTTTCTGAACCGCGCCCCCGGCCTCAAGCTGCTGAACTCGGTCGGCTTTGGTCCGATCCGTGGCCTGTGGGCGTTCTCGTCAGACGACGGCGTAGGTTTTGTGGTGTCGGGCATTGAGCTGTACAAAATTGACAACGCTTACGCTGCCACCAAAATTGGCAACGTCAGCGGCACTGGGCCTGTCAGCATGGCCGACAACGGCACCCAGCTGTTCATTGCCTGCAACGGCCCGAGCTACATCTACAACAACACGACCGGCGGGTTCGGTCAGATCACCGACGCTGACTTTCCCGGCGCGGTGACCGTATGCTATTTGGACGGCTACTTCGTGTTCAACGAACCCAACAGCCAGAAGATGTGGGTGACTGCCATTCTTGATGGCACATCCATCGACCCGTTGGACTTTGCTAGCACCGAAGGCTCTCCTGACGGTCTGGTGGCCGTGGCGTCCAACTTCCGCGAGATCTGGGCCTTTGGCACCAACTCGATTGAGGTCTGGTACGACACCGGGGCCACCGATTTCCCACTCCAGCGCATCCAGGGCGCGTTCAACGAGTTGGGTTGCGCTGCCCCGTTCTCGGTGGCCAAGATGGACAACGGTCTGTTCTGGCTGGGCCGTGATCGTCGTGGTCAGGGCATGGTCTACCGCGCCAACGGCTATTCCGGCGTGCGCATCTCGACCCATGCTGTCGAATGGCAGATCCAGCAGTACGCCGACATCTCGGACGCCGTGGCCTACACCTACCAGCAAGACGGCCACAGCTTTTACGTCCTGATTTTCCCGTCGGCCAACACCACCTGGGTGTACGATGCAGCGACTCAGGCTTGGCATGAGCGTGCCGGGTTTGTCAACGGCGCGTTTACCCGCCACCGCAGCAACTGCCAGATGGCGTTCAACAACAAAGTCGTCGTGGGCGACTTTGAGAACGGCAACATCTACGCTTTTGACTTGGACGACTATTCGGACAACGGCAGCATCCAAAAGTGGCTGCGGTCTTGGCGTGCCCTGCCCACTGGGCAAAACAACCTCAAGCGCACCGCGCAGCACAGCCTCCAACTCGACATTGAGTCAGGCACCGGCCTGAACGATGGCCAAGGCAGCGATCCTGAGATCATGCTGCGCTGGTCTGACGATGGTGGTCACACCTGGTCGAACGAGCACTGGTCCAAGATGGGCAAGATCGGCGAATACTATCGCCGTGTGTTCTGGCGTCGTCTGGGCATGACCCTGAAGCTGCGTGATCGGGTGTACGAGGTGTCGGGCACTGACCCCGTGAAAATCGCTATCATGGGTGCCGAACTGATCTTGAGCGGCACCAATGCCTAGTCCTAACGCAACGCCCACGCCCATCACGCCCCCACGGGTGCCGTTGATCGACCCTCGCACAGGGTTGATCGACAGGGCATGGTACATGTTTTTCATATCGCTGCTCAACGCTGCGACAATTGTGGACGATGGGGATTTGGGGCCAAGTTCCGAATCGCTGATTTCTTCCTACGATGCTGCCCTGCAAGCGCTGGCGCAGAACGTGGACACCCAGCCGGTGCCCGTGGACCTGAGCGCCGAGCTGACCAAGCAGATTGAAGCTGCTGGTTTGGTGGATCAGTCGTCCGCGCTGCTATCCCAGATTGCCGAGTTGCAAAAGCAGGTCGATGCGCTGAACATGACGCCCCCACCGACACAAGGTACGGTGACTGAAGTCACAGGTACTGCACCGGTCGTGTCCAGCGGGGGCACTGCGCCCAACATCAGCATGGCTGCTGCCAGCGCATCGACTGACGGCTACCTGACTTCGACGGACTGGAACACGTTCAACAGCAAAGCGCCAGCCACCAGTGGTACGTCGATCTTGTACGGCAACGGTAGCGGTGGGTTCAGCAACGTCACAATCGGCACGGGTGTCAGCTTTGCAGGTGGCACGCTGTCAGCCACAGGCTCCGGCGGTACTGTCACATCGGTGACGGCATCCACACCGTTGGCGTCCAGCGGCGGGACAACGCCGAACCTGACGATCCAGCAAGCCACCACCAGCCAATCTGGTTATTTGACCTCGACCGACTGGAACACGTTTAACAACAAGCAGCCTGCTGGGTCTTACTTGACCGCTGTGTCGGTGGCGTCTGCCAATGGATTTGCTGGCACATCCAGCGGTGGCACAACGCCGTCCCTTACGCTCACTACGTCGATCACGGGCCTGCTGTATGGCAACGGCACCGCGCTGGCGGCCACCACGGTCAACGCCCCGCTGTCGTACTCGGCTGGCACCTTGAGCATCACTCAGTCGGGCACGGCCAGCAACGGTTACCTGAGCAGCACGGACTGGAACACGTTCAACAATAAGCAGCCTGCCGGAACCTACGTCACGTCGGTAACCGGTACAGCGCCTGTGGTGTCCTCGGGTGGCACGACTCCTGCAATCAGCATGGCTGCGGCCAACACCAGCACGAACGGCTATCTGACCTCGACTGACTGGAACACGTTCAACAACAAACAGAGCGTGTCTGCGCCGGTCACCAAGACTGCCGACTTCAGTGTGGCAGCGACTGATCTTTGGCTGATCAACAACAAATCGGGTTCGACCTGCACGGCGACGCTGCCAGCAGCCTCCTCGTATTCTGGCCGAGTGCTGCACTTCCAGAACTACCAGGCCCAGGCGCTGGTGTCCGCATCGAGCAACGTTGTACCCTTGGCTGGCGGTGCTGCTGGCACTTCGATCCTCTTGGCAAGCTCAGGAGATTCTGCGACACTCGTGTCTGATGGCTCTAATTGGCTGATGACACAATACGTGCCTAACAACATCCTTCTTTTGGAGTAATCCATGACAGTCACCGTCAAAGTCCTCGTTCCGGCCAAATACGCCGAGAACAGCCAGACAACACAATACACAGCCAACGGTGTGACCACCATCATCGACAAGTTCACGGCGACCAACATCAGCGGCTCGGCTGCCACGATCTCGGTGAACCTGGTGACCACCGCTGGCTCGGCTGGCAACACCAACTTGATCACCAAGACCAAGACGCTTCAGCCGTCCGAGGTCTACACGTTCCCCGAACTGGTGGGTCAGGTCTTGGGCGCAGGTGACTTCATTTCGACTTTGGCAGGCACCGCCAGCGCCATCAACATTCGCGTTTCTGGCCGCGAGGTGACCTGATGCCAACCCAACTCGTAGATGATCGTGAGGCTGCGCTGCGCGTAGGTTACGACGCTACGGATTGGAACGCGCCAATATCGTTTGAAGACTACCGAAACGCCGTAAAAGATTGGATAATCAAGGCAATCAAGCGCGACGATCAAATTATCGGCGCGGCGTATCGTAAAAATGACGAAATACACGTCTCTATTCTTCCTGAATGGCGGCGTGTGTGGGTTACCAAAGGGCTGCTAAGGCAGCTTTTTGAAGGGCCAAGAGTGACGACCAAAGTTACGCCGGGACACGATTATATGTACGATATTCTGAAACGGCTTGGCTTTAAAGAATCTGACAGCGGAATGCTTGTCAAGGAGAACTGAAATGGGTATTGAAACAGCAATTTTGGGCAGCGCAGCGCTCGGGGCGTTATCTTCTAATCGAGCCGCCAGCACGCAAGCAAACGCAGCTAACCGTGCGGCTGATCTTCAAAATGCGCAATACCAGCAGACTCGGCAAGATCAAATGCCGTGGATGCAAGCTGGCCAAACTGCACTAAACGCGCTTGTGCCTTTGGCCACGAACTATCAAAAGTTCGGCATGGATCAGTTTCAGCAAGACCCAGGCTATGCTTTTCGTTTGTCTGAAGGTCAAAAAGCGCTTGATCGCAGCGCAGCAGCGCGGGGCGGCTTGATCTCTGGCGGCGCTTTGAAAGCGGCTACGCGGTATGGTCAAGACATGGCGTCACAGGAATACACCAACGCATTTAACCGCTATCAAGCTGAACGTCAAGCGCAGCTGAACCCGTTGCAATCACTGGCAGGCGTTGGCCAGACCACAGCACAAAACTTGGGCGCAATGGGCGCGGCCAACGCTGGCGCAGTTGGCAACTATTTGACAGGTGGCGCAGCAGCCAGTGCAGCAGGTACTGTAGGTATGGCCAACGCTGTCAACAGTGGGTTGGGTACATATTTGAACTACAACCAAGGCAACAATCTGGTCAACGCTTTGCAAAATCAACGATTGGTGAATCAATACGGTGCCGGAAACGTCTACACTCCGACTGGTGGAAGTACTGCACTTCCAGCATGGACTGGGGAGATCTAATCATGGCACTTGATCCAAACATCGCGCTGGGCGTCAAACCCATTGAAATTGCCAACCCTTTGGCGCAATATGGTGCAATTGCGCAGATTCAAAATGCGCAGAACCAAAATGCAATGGCGCAGTACCAGCTTGAAGCTGCGAAGCGCCAGGACTTGGCTCAAAATGCCTTGGCTGCGGCATATCAAAAAGGCATCAACCCTCAAACCGGTGAAGTCAACAACTCATTGATTTTGAGCGAACTGGCCAAAGGTGGCGCGGGTCACATGATTCCTGATGTTCAGGCCAAATTGCTTAAAGCGCAACAAGAAGAAGCAGTACGCAAGAAAGCTGAATTTGATCTTACGGCAGCTCGCCGTAAGTTTGGCGACGAACTCAAACGAAATCTGTCCGCCAATCCTTCCAATGAAAACGTAATTTCTTGGGGTCAAGACGCGGTGCTGCAAGGCATCTACACACCTGAACAAGTCGATATGACTGTTAAACAGTTGTTGGACTTGACGCCTGACGCCCGCAGAACATTGCTGGCGCAGGCTGGCGCAACAGCCGGTGAATTGAAACCACAAATTGTCACAGAAAATCTTGGCAACACCTCTCGCGTTTCTGCCGTGCCTGCTTTTGGCGGCGCGCCTACGACTTTGAGTGAGTCCAAGAAAACAATGACTGAGTACGAAAAAGGCCACTTGGCTGTTCAGCAAGGTCAGCTCAGAGTGGCACAAGATCGGCTGGCCAAAGAAGGTGCAGGACTTGATCCAGCGGAAAACGCTGCGATCAGCAAAGCCATTATTGAAGGCCGACTGGACCCGAACCGCGTCAATGGTCGTAACGCCAAAATCTTGGCTACTACGTTGTTGTCAAACCCTGACGCCAACGTATTGGAACTGGGTGTTTCTGCCGCAGGTGCAACGGCATCCGAAAAATCACTGGCAACACAAACCGCCAAAATGTCTACCGCCGCCAACGAAGCTAATAAGATGGTTGACGTGGTTCGCGAATTGTCAGACAAAGTTGACCGCAGTGAATTTCCTTCGCTCAACGCCATTTCCAATGCCGTGGCTAAAGGCACCGGTAGCAAAGAAATCGTTCAGCTCAATACATCTATCAACGCGTTGGTTAACTCGTACGCTCGCGCTATCAGCCCAACTGGCGCGCCCACCGTGTCCGACAAAAATCACGCACGCGAAGTCATCAACTCTGCGTACTCACAAGGCCAGCTTGGTGCTATTCTTGACGTCATGCAGCAAGAAATGGCTATTTCGCGTGAAGCTGCTGGCACTGCCAGCTCTGAATTGAAAGCGTCACGCGAAGCTGCTCGTGGTCGTGGTCCCACACCTGCTACCACAGGTGGCCTTTCTCCCGCAGAACAGGCAGAATTGCAGCAACTTCGCGCACGATTCGGAAAGTAAATCATGGACCCAAGAGAAGAACTGATGGCTTTACGCCGCATGGCTGAACTGGAAGCCAAGGCTTCCGGTCAGTCTTATTCTGCGGCTCCATCTGAACCAAGCGCTCCGACACCTCGGCAAAAAGCCACCACAGCAGAGCTTGCTTTGGCAACACCTGTTGCCCGGATGGCACTTGGTGCGGCAACGCCTCTTGTCGGCGCTGTGCAACTCGGCGCAAACGTGGGTGACTGGATCAATGAAAAGATTGGCCAGAAACCTGTCGTCAGCAAAGCAATTTCCGATTGGTGGAATGAAGTTCAGGCGATGAAAGAACGTGGCATGGCTGCGTCTTCACCTGAGGCAATGTTTGGCGCAAAGCCTGTCGATATTGCTGGCACTGTTGCAGGCATAGCATTGCCTGTCGGAGCAGCAGGTAAAGCTGGCACAGTGATGCAAGCTGTCAAAGAGGGTGCCAAAGTCGGTGCCATTACAGGCGCTGCACAACCTGGCACTCAGAAACTGAGCGATCAAGCTCTTGGTGCCGCAGTTGGTGGCACCATTGGTGCCGCTGCACCGATTGCAATTCCTGCTGCCGCCAAAGCCGCAGGATGGATTCAGGACGCCACCTCAGGTAACCTGTTCCAAATCAAAGCAGGAAAAATTTTGCGTCAGATCTCAGGCGACAAATTGCCCGAGATCCGCGCAGCACTTGCTCAAGCCAATCCTGAACTGACTGCGGCACAGGCTGTGCAAGAAGCCGGTATTACCGCACCTGTGCTTCAAGCTATGGGCACTCGCGCTGCTCAAGAACGATCTGGCCCTGCTGCTGAACGTGTCTTGCGAGAAGAAGCAGCACGCATGAATGCACTGCGTAGTGTGACACCTGACCTTCAAAACGCACTGGCTGTTCGTGATCTTGGGTCTGCTGCTACTTACGGTGGTGCAATGGCGGCAGATAAAGTGCGATTGGCTCAGTTGGTCGCACAGGAACAAGCTTCTCGTTCATTGTCTGGAACAGCAGGCCCAACATTTGAAGCTGAACTTTCGCCAGCATTGCAAGCGCTTAAAGGTAACCCGGCCATCGCTGCGGCAGAAAAAACAGCAATTGATTTAGCTGCGACCAAAGGTGTCAATTTGGGTAAAGACCCAATGAGCACACTCGAGGGGTTGCATTACATGAAGCTGGCAATTGACTCGCAGTTTAAAAGTCCAAATGCTGCGACGGCTTTGCAGAAATACAGCGCCAACGCATTGCAGAACACAAAATCGCAATTGCTCAACGCCATCGATGAAATTTCACCTCAATATGGTGGTGCTCGTTGGCTACATAGTAAATTGTCTGAGCCGGTCAATCAAGCCCAAGTGCTGAACGAAATGGCATCCGTGCTTCAAAAGGGCGGCGGCGGTGAACGTGTAACTCCTTTTCTGAATGTGCTGGGTCGTGGTGAGAATGCGTTGCTTAAACGTGCAGATCAAAATCCTCGATTCGGTGGATTGACAGATGTGCTGACCCCTGAGCAAATGCAGGTAACTCAAGACGTTGCGCGACAGCTGACACGCGATGCCGAGATGGAACGTTTGTCGAGCATGGGTAGCCGTCAATTGGCGAAGATCTTGAAAGAGGAACCCACTTCGTTGCCACCTACCGGCAAAGCCGCCATCGTGTTCAACCGTGTGACCAATGCACTCAAGGGCAAGGTTAGCGACAAAACGATGGAAGCACTCGCCAAAGGCATGGAATCTGGCGCAGATGCCAACACATTGCTGGCAACACTTCCAGCAGTCGAGCGTAATGCCGTACTCAAAGCGTTGACGGACGCTAAAATGTGGGCAACAAAGGCAGGCGTAGGTTTGTCTACAGGCGCAGCATCGGGCACTGTGAACATGATGCGCCCCAAAGAATCCGAAAATCAAAACGCATTGGTGAAGTAATGGCCTTTGACGAAACAAACTTTGACCCGGTGAAGTACGGTGTGCTTTGGGAACGTGTCCAAGTGATGGACAAAAAGATGGACAAGATGGAACGCCAGCTGGACGACTTGGTGGCGCTTGCCAACAAGGGCCGGGGTGGTTTGTGGTTCGGCATGGCCATTATGTCCGGCGTGTCCGGTGTTCTTGGTTGGTTGGCCAGCCATGTGAAAGTCTGACGTGATCGATCCGATCACAGCGATGGCGGCGGTTTCAGCCGCCGTCAACATGATCAAAAAAGTCTCCGCTACGGTGGACGACGTGGCCAGCCTGGGGCCGTTGATCGGCAAGTATTTCGACGCCAAACATGAGGCTACCAAGGCCGTGCGTGAGGCCAAGAAGGCTGGCGGCTCCAACATGGGCAAAGCCATCGAGATCGAGCTGGCGCTCAAGTCTCAGCGCGACTTTGAAGAACAGCTCAAGGGTCTGTTCTTTTCGTCCAACAACATGGACATCTGGAACAACATCATGGTCCGTGTGGCCGAGATGAACGAAGAAGACAAGCACGCCGAACGGGCAGAACGTGACCGCGCCAAGAAGGCCAAACGCGCCCGTGAGGAGCTGATGGAGATCATCCTGGTCGTGGGCGCTGTGGTGCTGTGTTTCGCCCTTGTGGGCGGCGGCGTCTACATGGTGTACGACCATTGTCAAACTGCTAAATGTGGACACAAGAAATGAACGATCTGATTAACCTTCTTAAAGGTGTTGCCCCTACATTGGCAACTGTTGTCGCTGGTCCACTTGGCGGCAAAGCTGTGTCAATGATTGCCGACAAATTTGGCGTGGCCGACAGCGTGGAAGCCGTGGCTCAAGCAATTGCTGGTGATCCGCAAGCTGCTCAAAAGTTGACCGAGTTGGAGTTGGAATTTGCCAAATTGGATTCTGCTGACCGCAACAGCTCCCGCGACCGCGAGATCAGGATTGCTACCAGCCAAGATGCCCCGATGATCAACAAAATCGTGACCCCTGTGCTGGCACTGGGCACGGTGGCCATATCGTTTATCTTGCTTGGCATGATTATGTTTTTGCCCGACATCACGGGCAACCGCAAAGAAATCGCCATTTATGTTCTTGGGGCCGTGAATGCGGCGACCGTGCAAGTGCTGTCGTACTATTTCGGCGCGTCGCATGACCACAAGAAAGACGTCACGCCGAGCATACTGGAGCAAAAATGAATCTCAGCGAACACTTTACCCTTGACGAAGCCACGTACAGCGAAACAGCCGTGCGCTTGGGCATCAGCAACCAGCCCAATCCTGCGCAGCTGGAGAACATGAAAAAGGCCGCTGCTGGTCTGGAGCAGCTTCGTGCTGTCTCTGGCCCGCTGCGCATCAACTCTTGGCTGCGCCTGCCCGAGGTCAACGTGGCCGTGGGCGGCTCCAAAGTGTCGTCGCACATGGACGGCTGGGCCATTGACGTGTCCAGCAGCAAGCTGTCACCCATCGAGTTGTGCCACAAGGTCGAAGAGCTGGGCATCAAGTTCGATCAGATGATCCACGAGTTTGGTCGCTGGATGCACATCAGCTTTGCGCCTGAGATGCGTCAGCAAAAGCTGACGATTTTCAAGCCCGAGGGCAAGTACAAACCTGGCATCCTGACCGAAGCCGAGTATCACGCAGCGTGAGCCAGCGCTACCAAGAATCCAAGCCACAGCAGGCCCAGGATACTCAGTAGCATCCAGCGGGCCAGGTGACGCACATACGCCCGCCAGACGGTGGGCGGCAATGGATCAGCGGCCCGCATCACCGGTTTGTATTTGGCCACTCGAACAGGGCAATGGTCACCTTGGTGGCATTCGCCGTCACAGCAGTTCATGTCAGTACCTTTCGCGCAGGGTGCGCCTGAGTTCAACAATTTCAGTCCGAGCCTCAAGTAACTGTTTACGGGTTTCACTGTACCGCTGTTTCCATTCAGCTGTTTTCGCATTTGCTGCGTCAATACGACGGGTGAATTTGCGTTCCTGCTGTTTGAACCGCTTGTCGTTGCTGTCAATCTCTGAATTGAACAACGCACGATAGCGGTCATCAACAGGCTTTACGACAGCACTGATTTGCTCGTTTGTCAATGTGATCGTGATCATTCTTTTGACTCCAGCCACAGCGTGACCATGCGTGTTTTTCTGTCGAGCTTGCGGCGTATGCTCACCTTGCCTTTTAACCCACGAAACTCGACAAAGCGCATCATGGCGCGGCGTAGCACTTCAAAGCCTGACTCCGTGGACTCGATGGCTGACTTGAACGTGAGCAGTTTCTCAAACTCAGTGTCGTACTTGGTGTGCCCTTTGCGTGGCTGCACGACCTTGGGGATCGGCACCTCTTTGATCGGCACGCTGCCCGTGTAAGGGTTCTCGGGCTTGGCCCACTCGGTGCGCGGGATCATAGGCCCACCTGCTTGAGTGCAGCTTGCAGTCCAGCCAGACCGCCAACACGCTGTTTGTCGATGAAGATCTGCGGCATCTGGCGTGCGTCCGGGTAAAGGCGTGTGAACACGGTGCGGACGTCCTCGTCGTCAAAGTCCATCTCTTCGTACTCCAGCCCTTTGGACTTGAGCAGCTGCTTGGCGCTGACGCAGTTGGGGCAGTTGGCCTTGGTGTAAATGATGATCCTCATTCGATGCCCTTCAAATATGCGGTCAAACGCTTGATGCGGGCTTCGTGGTACTTGCACATCGAGTCGGCGTACTCACGACCAGACTGGGCGTCCAGCAGTTTGCGCTTGGCGTCCTCCAGTTCGCGCAGCGCCAGTGTTTCGGCGCTTGGGGTCTGCCACAGTTTCTTCAGTTCTTCGATCATTACAGTTACTCCTTAGTTGGTGTTACACAGTGTATCACACTTTTAGTAGAGTCCGTCAAGCACTGGTGGCTGATAATTTGGACCCTTGGTGATCTTGCCGTTGGCGTCACGGATTGGCTGGCCGTTCTCATCAAACTTGGACCAGTTGCTGGTGTTCACGCGCTCACAAGCAGCAGCACCTTTCATGCCCGCGCAGTAGGCCGCGCCGATGCCGGTGACCACTTGATCAGCGATGCTGTCGAGAAACTCTTTGCGGTCATTGACAGTCACTTTGAGTTCATTGATCTTGAGCAGTTTGGACAGCACCAATATTTGCAACCGCACATCGGTCCACAACTCGTCATCATTGGCATCAAGAGAACGCATCATCTCCTCGATCTCCTCGAAGTGACACCCGAGTTGCACGTTGAAGTCTTTGTCAGTTGGTTCAGGGCGGGCGCGTTTGTGCCAGAGTTCAATTGCTTCAGTTGTCATTTCAGTGTCCTTTCGATTGGCGATATTCTTTGATCGCGTTACGCAATCCAGCTTGAGTTGTTGCTTTGTCATCCAGCGCCAAAGCCTGCGCTTGATCCAGTGTGTCTTGGCACAGGATGCGGTGACAAATCACCGGCACCCCTTGACCTTGACGGCGCACACGGGCGTTGAACTGCTCGTACAGGTCTAGTGACCAATTGAGGCCAAACCACACAAGGATGTGGCCGTTCTTCTGCAAGCCATCGATGCCGTGACCCATTGATGCGGGGTGACCGATCATGAGTTGGCAGTCGCCAGTCTTCCAGCGGTGCATGGCGTTGGTTAAAGACATCTCGCTTTTGCACTCGGTCAAGTTGATCGGGTCAAGGTGTTTGAACTTCTCCATGATCCGGGCAGCGTCAGACCGGTACGAATAGGCGCACAGGATCGGCGATCCGTTGGCCTCGTCAATGATGTCTTCAAGGGCTTCCAGCTTCAGGTCATGCACAGGCTCCCACAGCGGCATACCGGGGATCGGGTACATCGCACCATTGGAGAACTGCAAGCACTTGTTGGTCAGCGAAGCTTGGTTGAACGCCTCCACCGTGGTGCCGCTGTCAAGGGTCAGGAAGAACTCCTTTTCCATCTTCTCGTACATGGACCGCAGGCTGTCCGGCATCTCGATCTCGATGTTGTTGACCATGAGGTCCGGCAGCGGGTTGTAGTCCTCTGCGCTCATCTCCAGCGTGATGTCACCGATCAGCTTTTTGATGGTGTCTTCGGTGTCTTCGTAGGGCACCTCTTTGTACGGTCCGGCCTTTTTATAGAACCGGGTGCGGAAAGCCGTCTTGCTGGTGCCCAGACGCTCACCACGGTCAACCACAAGGAACTGGCCGTGCAGGTCTTTGTAACCATTGGACGCCGGGGTGCCCGTGAGGCCAGTGGTCCAGTCGAACTTGTCAGCGATCTTGCGAAACGCTTTGACCCGGTTCGTGGCGCTGTTTTTCATCTTGCTGATTTCGTCCCAAATGATTCCGTTGAACGGCATCGGACGATCTTTCTTGACGAAGTAGGTCTGCAAAGTTTCCGAGAGCCAGCCCAGGTTCTCGTAGTTGATCATGTAGACGTCAGCTGGGCGCAGCAGGGCACGGGTGCGCTGGTCCTTGGTGCCCGTGACCATGCTGAACCGCAGGTGCTTGGTGTGCTCCCACTTCGCAGCCTCTTGACGCCAGACCAGACGGATAACCCTGATCGGTGCCACGATGATCACGCCACGCAGGAACTGGGTGCGGATCAGGTGGGCCAGGCTGGTCAACGTGATCACGGTCTTGCCCAGCCCCATGTCGAGCCACAGCATCGAGTTGGGGTGGGTGCATTGGAAGTTCACGGCCTTTTGCTGGTAGCCGTGAAGCAGGTCAGGTGTCAGCATCCCATCACCATTACATCAATCATCGTCTTACCCTCACTTACGTTGTCAATTACAAATACGTTTACTTTGTGTTCTCTGAGCCTGGTGTGTTCTCGCTCTTGTGCTGGCGTTGGCTTTTGGCCCTCACGCTTGAATTCACAGAACCACACAAGGCCATCTTGTCGGATGAACATACGATCAGGCACAGCAGCCCGTGCGGGGCTGGTGAACTTGTACGCAAGCACACCCTTGGAGCGGGCGTAGTCACAGACTTTCTTTTCAATGTCCTTTTCCAACACCTTGGCACTCCTTGTCCGCTTTGCGGTTTTCCAACTCGATCAGCAGCTCGATGTAGTGTTTGGCTTTCTCAAGATCAGCGAGGCCGTTTTTCTTGCGCCAGCGGCTGATGTACTTGACCACGTTGCCTTCAAAGTACCCCAGCGCATTTGCGTAGATGTACTCGACTGGCTGAATCGGCAAATCCTTGTAATGGTTGCCACTAACTTGTTTGTCCAATGCGTTCATTTCAATTCCTTGTTGGTCAATGCAAATTTTTTAAAATGCTTCTTGGCTGCTTTGTCATACATTGCAGCAGCTTCTTCTATTGATTGACTGCGCCCAATGTATTGATGCGCTACATACACAAACCAAAACCCATCGCGTTTGTCTAAAAACACACCTTTGTACCCAGTCGTGTTGTTGCGGTTTATACGCTTATTGCCGTGGTTTTGGCTGTACGTACATTCACGCAAATTCTCAATTCTGTTGTCTGACCGCTTACCGTTGATATGGTCAAGTTGATCTGGAATATTCCCGTAGTGGTATAGCCACACCAATCTGTGGATCAGGTATTTCTTTCGACAAATTGTGATCTGTCGATACCCCATATTGTGCGGAGAGCCAGCAACTTCACCCATTCGTTTACCACCTTGCACGGTGTGACGATGAATAAGATTGCCGTCATCCCGATACTCAAACATTTCGTGAAGTTTTGATTGAGTGATCATGATAGGCCGAGAACGAGTTTTTCTACTTCACGAATATACCACTCAAAATCCACTGGCAGCTTGCCAGCGTCACGAATGTCGTTGCAGGGCTGTACACCCCATCCAGACTCAACACCAATCTTGCGCCACTCTTGTTTGCCCTTGAGTGGTGGCATCCACTTGAACAAGCGTCCACCACTTTCTGCAATGTAGTAGCGCGTGATGTTCTGCAACTGCTGCGGCGGCTGCTCGGGGTACTCGATTGCCAAGTAACTGGATCGGGGCACCTTGGTGCGCAACATGAAGTCCATGATGTCGGGCCAGTTGTGCAAGGTCTCGCGGATCGGTGCGCCTTCGGTCAAGACCTTCTCGGCTACCTTGGCAATCACCAAGCCCCCGGCATTCTGGTGCCAACCCATGCTGTACTCGTAAGCACCTTTGCGTTTGACTGACCCGTTCTCGTATTGAGCGATGTAGTTGTTCACATCCCGGATCATCATGGTCTTGTAAATGGCTTCTTCCAACTCCAACCCAGTGCGAAGTTGCCATGCTGCTCGGGCTGTGTCTACCAGCCACTTGTTGGCCCGGGGCACACGCACAGTCAGGCCGTCAGTGTTCACTTGGATCAGCCGCAGCCCTTCAATGTGCATCAACCCTTCGGCCAACAGGCACAGCAGCAGTTGACCGTTGAGTGTGATCGACATGGTGAACAGCGGGTCATAGAACACGCTGAATCGGTTGTTGCTGTCACCGTACACACCGTTGAGCGCCAGCTTCAGCATCGCGTTCTCAGCCGACTTCTTTGGGTAGGTCTTGCGCTGCTCGTACAAGTGCTTGTAGATGGCGCAGAAGTCCTTGCCCAAGTGAGCCGGGTGGAAATTGTTGGCGATGGCCAAGTTGGGGTAGTAGGAACTGACGTCCAGATCGACAATGACATGCTCGTCATCCGATTCAACCACCTCGGATTCAATGGAGCCATGAATGCCGCCAAGACCAAACACAAATTCAAACCCTTGAACTCTGGCGGTAACGTCATCAAAAACACCCTTGGTCTCGGTGATTGACTGATCCTTGAGCCAGTTGAGCACCCGATTAAACTCAGGTTCTTGAAACTGAATCCACGGCAAGATGGCGTCTTTGAGATAGATCACCGGGCGCACTGTCTGACGGGGTGTGCGGCCCTTGGGTCCAAAGTCATAGCAAGCGACACCCGACTCTTCCATCTTCATGATGAAGTAGTCTTTGCCGATCTTGGTGTCGTTGTGGTTCATGAAGTCACGCTGATACTTGTGCGTGAGTTCTTCACGGAACCGAATCATGTCCAGTGACTTGTGATAAAACAGTTTGGTCTGCGCCACATCGTGCGCGTTGTACTGTTTCAGTTTGATCGTCTGCTCTTGGGTCAGCGTTGTGCCGACTTTGAAGGGCAGGTCTTCAATGTTGTCCGAGCGCATGTTGAACTCCAGCACCTTGAGGCTGGTAGCGCGGGCCTTGTTGTCGAAGTGGTGAATCTTGAAAAGGTCGATCTGCTCAACGAATCGGTCGCTTGGGTTCACTTGGTGCATCCACTTGCTGTCATCGTCTTGCGAATGGATGATCGCCATTGCTTTTTGGTACAGCGTGTTGGCATCGCTGTGCCCCATGCGAATCAGCGTATGCAGGACGGGGTAGTCAAACCCCAAGCTGTTGAACCCGACCATCCGGGCGTTCGTATCCTTGAGATACTGGAGAAACGCGATGATGTCTTTGGAGTCGTTGCGCCAGTCGCTGATTTCAAAAGCCCAGCGAAGCGGTGCATCTGCATGCTCCAGCGCCAACGTAAAGACGTTGGGGTAGGTTTCGATGTCGAACACATAGTCGTTACTCATTACAGTTACTCGGTTAGGTGGGGCTTACTTTCGGGGTCTTGCGGCGTGGCCGGTTCAATACGGAAGTACCGCGAAGGGAAGCGATTTCAGCCCCGATTTTGTTTATTTTGCGTTTGCGGCAACCAGTGTGCAAATACCTTGTTCTGATTGGCCTACTCCCAAAGAGCAAGATACCGCCAAGGGGTTAGCACCCTTTTCAACCAGTTCTCGCAACACTGTACGAGAGTGATATCCGCTGTAAGTACCACCCGCAATCAACGCTATTACAACAATTGCAGCAAGTGTCCACACAGAAATCCGAAATTTATCGTCGCTTGTCATTTGTTACTCCTTACAAGGTGGGGCCGCTGTCCGGTCCCCCGGGAACCCCCAGAGGCAGCGGCCCCGAATTACTTATTGACCGCCCAAGAACGAAGGCAGGCCAGTCGGTGCCGCAAACGGCGCAGCAGGCATTTGAGGCGCACCTTGAGGCGCACCACCGAACATGCCAGCAGGAGCACCCGCCACCGCACCAAACAAGTTAGACGCATCAACGGCTCCTTCACCGAATGCAGTATCGTCACCAGTAAATTGAACAGCGATCAGGTCGCAGCGGATGCCACGGCCGTGCTTGTTCTCTTGCAACCAAGGCTTCACGGCCGCATTGACACGGCAACCACCGTACATCTTGCGGGCCAATTGCTGATAGGCCATCGTGTTGGCCGGATCAATGGCGCTGCCATCGGCTTGGATCATCTGAGGCTGGTTGTCACGGCCTGCGGTGATGAACACGTTGCCAGCGTAGCCATCGTAGGGCTGGAAGGTCTTCTTGTTGATCTTCTCAGTACCCATACCGAAGCAGCGCAGCTTGCGGTCTTGCTGGATCATGCCCATAACGGTATTGGCATGCTCTTTCCACTTCTCCAGCGCCATCGCGCCGTAACGCTGCATGAACTGCTGGAAGCCAGCGTGGTCTTGCGGCATGAGAAATTCACAGTTGTAAGAGATACGCTCTTTACCGGTCTGCTCATTTACCTGACGCTGGGGTTCAGCGAGGTGGGGGAAAGACAGACGGACGTTTGACAGAAAAATGATGTCGGACATTACAGTTACTCCAGTTTAAGAAAGCCACGAGGGCAGGGATTCGACAGCGGGTGCTGCCTGTACTGCGCTGAACAGCGGCGCAGCATTCGTTACGACAGCGGGGCGGCTGTCAGATTCATGAGCCACGGTGATCTTGCCCGCCATCTTGACCACGTACTCTTGCTCCATGCGCTTAAGTTGGCGGTCAGTCAGTTGGACCTTCGTACCATCGCGTTTTTCCCATGTCAGCTTTTCAGCCTTGGCGGGAGTGACGAGTTTGGTTTCGTAGACCGAGCCTTTGGGGATGCCCATCTTGATCAGCTTCTCGGCCATTTCAGCCTCGGGTAGCGCCCAAGCACGGGAGCCACGACCATTAACCAGCTTGAGGCCGGGGATGGTTTGGCCAGCCTGCATGCGGCGCAGCGCTTCGGCTTCGACACCTTCAAGGAGTTGGCGCATCAGGGGAGCAGCTTCCATGATCTGAGCGATCTGGGCGTCGTCCATCGTGGATGGATCTTTGTCAGCGCTTTGCTGCGCGACATCGAGTGTTTGAGTTACAACAGGTTGGAACATGATTCCGACTTCCTTCATTACGTTACCAGCCAGCGCGGCACATGAGCCTTTGGCGCGGCAGAATTTACATTGACTTTCACCCGGTACAAGCGGTGCATCTGGTCGATCAGTTGCAGCAGCTTGAGCGATGATTGTACCCATGTTTGCCAGCAAGTCACGCACAAGAACATCGTGCGATGTGATGGCAGGCATCCCACGCAGCGCCAGCTTAGGCTGGATGATGGTCATGCGCACCGTCTTGAAGGGGTAGGTGCCGTTAACGGGCAACTTGAAGCCAGCCAGGACACCGTAGGCGTACTGGTCAAGCTGCAAATTACCTTCAGCGCTAACGACACCCATGCCATCCTTGTAGTCGATCAGCTCGAGCATGTCGTAACCGTGGATCTGGATGTCCACTGTGCCCGACAGATCGTCACGACCGAGCAGGTGTTCAGGGTCAACACGGGTTTCGCTGATCACCACGGGGATGATGAACGGTGTGGACTCCTCGTCCACGCGCTTGGCAATGTAGTCAAGAGCGATCTGCACCCGCTCGGCACGGGCCTTGTCCACGATGAAATCACCTTCGTGATCGCGCATTTTCATGCCAATATACGCCGTAGCAGAGCCACCTGTTTTGATGCAGTGCTCCAGCAGCGTGTGGCTGTGGGTGCCATCGATAGCAGCGGGGCCGCTACCGGTGTCAGGGTACTTGGCTTCCTCTCGAATGCTGCCGGGGCACAAGGCCCAACGGCTGCGCTTCGATGGAGACAGTTGGGCGTGTGCGCTCACTTGAGTGCTTCCACACCAGCGAACAGTGCGCCGTAGTGCTCAGGCTTGACATCGTTGATGTTCTGGTAACCCAGACCCACCAGGACGCCTTGGATCTCTGCGCCCTTAGCTGCGCCGAGTGCCTTGTACGAGGCCATCACGTAGTCAATCAGACCTTTGCCGTCAGTGAACGGTGCGCCAGCGGGTGCAGGTGCTGCAACGGGTGCGGGGGCCACAAAGGCAGGAGGGGCTGGCATCGCGGGAGCAGCGGCCACAGGAGCTGGCGCAGCCACAGGAGCGGGAGCAGCTTGTACCACGGGTGCGGGGGTTGGCGCAACAGGAGCCGGGGCTGCTACATTCACAGTTTCCAGCTTGGCAGTCAGGGCAACCACGGCAGCGGTCAGGGCTTCGATTTTGGATTCAAGAGACATGGTAGAGGCTTTCTTTACGAGTTACGGGAGGTTGAATTACGAGGCGGTCTTCAATGAACGCCTCGATGATTTCACGAAGCACATCAGACGGTTGCCCGTACTTTCGCACTTTGGTGTGAAATTTCTTGTGACTGTCGGGGGACACCCGTACAGTCAGAAACTTGGATTTGGATTTGACGGTTGCCATAAATATTTCCTGATCGGTTGCACAAAGTGTAGCACAGCTGTGATACGATTGTGCAACAGATTCAAAAATATTTTTGGAAAAAGAAAAGCCCCAGTGGTTAGACCGGGGCTTTTAAAGGAAGACACCATGAAGAAACTGGCAACTGCGATCACCAGCGAGAACATTGTATGACAGCAATACCATCCGTACAAGCACACCCCGCATCCATCGATGCCTACATCCGTCACGGCTGGTCACTTGTGCCCATCCCCGCTGGCACCAAGGGGCCACGCACACCAGGCTGGAACCTCAAGACCAACGCCCTGAAGTCGCAGCTCGATCTGCCCGCAGGCTTTGGCATCGGCTTGGCCCATGCATACAGCGGCACAATGGCCTTGGACATTGACGAGTGGGAGTCCACAGCTGTGGCGCTCCAGCAACACGGCATCGATCTGCAAGCGCTGTATGATGCCAACGATGCTGTCATCGTGGACTCGGGCAGGGCTGGTCACGGCAAGCTGCTGTACCAGATGCCCTTCGGCTTGGCGCTGCCGTCCAAAAAGATCCTGATCAACAGCGTCACAGCCTACGAGCTGCGCTGCGCCACGGCCAACGGCCTGACGGTGCAAGACGTCATGCCCCCATCGATTCACCCTGACACGCTCCAGCCTTACCGCTGGGCTGGCAAGGGCCACTGGACCCGTCTGCCCACGATCCCCCAGCCTCTGCTCGATCTGTGGCAAAAGTTATTGGAATCCGATAAGGTCCGTAACATTGATACAAATGACACCATCGATGCGTCATGGTCCGACATCCGATCAGCTCTCGAGTCCATCCCTGCCAACTGCTCCCGTGAGGAGTGGGTCACCGTGGGCATGGCGCTCAAGTGGGCAGGCGATCAGACGGATCAGCTGGATCAGGCCCTGACGCTCTGGCACGACTGGAGCCAGCAGTCGGCTGACAAATACCCCGGCGAAAAGGAAATTGTCAACCAGTGGGTCAGCTTCAGGAACGACAAGGCCACAGCGGTCAAGCTGGGCAGCTTGTTCCACATCGCCAAGCAGCACGGATGGGTCAAGCCCCTGCCAGACATCTCCTCGATGTTTGCAGCTGTGGAGGCCCCAGCCGACCCAAAATCAGTCATCGTTGACCTCAGGCCACGGCCACCGATGATGGACGTATCCCTGTGGCCTGCTGTCATCGCCCGCCGTGCCGAGGAGATCGGCCAGACCGTGGGTTGTGACCCTCTGGTGCCCCTGTTCGCAGGACTGGCTGCTGTCTGTGGTGTCGCCGATGCACGCACCCGGCTGGAGCTGATCAAGGACTTCAAGGTGCCACCGGTGCTGTGGCTCATGACCATCGGTGCCCCAGCGGACAAGAAAACCCCAGGCTCTGGGCCTATGCTGGCACCCCTAAAGCTGCTCGAGTTGGAGGACCGTCCACGGTTCAAGAAGGATCTGCTGGACTGGGAGGGTCAGGAGGCCATGTTTGCCTCCAGCAAAAAGGCATTCCTTGAGTTCTCGGCCAGCCCTGACGCACTGCTCGATACCAGCCAAGCTCCACCGGTGCATGACTTGCCACCCCAGCCCGTGCCCCTGCGCATCACCGTGGATGACGTGACCAGTCAGAAGCTGGTGCGCTTGGCAGCTGATCGCCCACGGGGTCTGCTGTGCGCCCTCGATGAGATGAACAGCTGGGTGCGCAAGTTGACCGACAAGGCCAGCGGTGAGGATCGCTCTGCATGGGTCAAGGCCTACGAGTCGAGTAGCTACGAGATGGACCGGGTGGGCAGTGGCTCGATCTTTGCCGAAAACCTGGCTGTGTCGATCTACGGGAACATCCAGCCTCGCGTGTTCCGTGAGAGCCTGCACAACCTGAGCGCCGATGGTCTGGTGCAGCGCTTCGTGCCGTGCATCTTGAACGGTGATTTGACCCGCAAGCCCGTCGAGATCCCCGATTACCTGCTGAACAAGCAGCAATGGGAGCAGACCCTGCGCATCGTGTTTGCCCTGCCTCCCATGACCTACCAGCTGTCCCCAGAGGCCAAAGCCGTGTATCAGGAGTTCCAAGACTGGTACGACGCCAAGCGCCACGATGAGCGCCTGCTCCAGTCTGACGACACGTTCATGACTGCCTTTGGCAAGATCGAGGGGTTGGCCGGGCGCATCATGCTCATGTTCCACTTGATCGAAGCGCCCTTCAGCCCCACGGTGTCCGCAGACCTGGCCAAGCGGGTGATCCACATGGTCCAGACCTACGTGGTGCCTGCATATCGGTATGCCTTGAGCGAGCTGTCCGGTGCGTCCAACTTCGACACATGGTTGCGGGACTACATCATCCAGCACGCCGATGAGCCGACAATCACGATGGCCGAGATCAAACGATCAGCACGCCGTCAGATCGAGAAGACCAACGTGTGGCAGCAAGACCAGATGATCTACGGGGCCATGTACCCGCTGGAGCAGGGCAGATGGGTCATGCGCATGGACGATGGCTCGAAAGAGAACCAGCACCACGCCCAGTGGGCCATCAACCCCGCGCTGGCCGTGCAGTTCAAGGATCACCGCAAGGCCGTGATCGATGCCAAACAGCGCCAGCTCGATGACATCTACCGGCTGTCGAGAAAAGAAAAGCCCCGTGTATACGGGGCCGAGTTGCTGGATTGATTAGGGGGCCTCTGGCCCCTTTTTCTTTACCAGTTCGGTAAATATAACCTGGCCGCAGCGGGCACAGCAGTACAAGTAGCTGCCAGGGTTACGGTATTTGATGCCGAAGTTGCTCGGTTCCCAGCGGTGTTTGCAATTCATGTGTTTCCCCTCGCTCGGATGGATTCAGCACAATCCCATGCGCCTTGGTTGTAATCAGGTGTTCCATCAATTTTTGCCTCACACACCTTTGCACACGCCTCACGCTCGGCCTCAACAGCCTTACGAGTTGCCACACACGCAGCCTTTGTACAGGTCGGGCCACATGAGTGAACGTCCCATGTGTATTTCGCCGCTTCATCAGCACGAACAAGGGCTTCAAAATCTTTGAGGTTGTCCACATACCAAACGTCATATCCGCTTGATGTTTCCAACAAGCCAGCCTCACGGGCCATGTCTATAGTGTCTCTCATCCCCGCACCTCCTTACGACCCTGCTCGATGAGCTGCCGGGCATATGTCTGGTCCTCGGGCCTCTCGCTGGAGAGCATGGCCCGCAGCTTGTAGGCGACAGCGCGTGCCACCTCGCTATTGGTGGCACGCTCGTAGCGTGCGCCCTCGTTGATGTAGTCAGATTCTGTGTGGTTCATGATTTTCATTCCATTTTCAAAAAAGTTCCAAACGCCTTATAAGGGGGATTTTTCCATTTTTGTTTTCCGCTTAGGGGGTTTCGGTGGGACTGGTGCGGGGATGAACGCGCCCAGCAAGCTGGGGGCCAGTGCTTCCATCGTGCAAAGCACATCGAGCAGGCGAACAGCTGCCGCGCTGGGGGCACGCTGTCCGGCTGTCCACTTGCGCAAAGTGAACACGGGTACACCCAGTAGCCCGGCGGTCTGGGCTTCGGTCAACTGGTGGCGAGTCAGTAGCGCGACCAGGGTAGGGGCAAAATCGGGGTTTTGAGGGGCTTTTTTGTCGGGCATAGGGGTCAGTCAGGGTAAGGGTCAAAAAATGCCCCCAGGGGCTAACCTGGGGGCGCTGGGGTTAAAGGTCATACACCAGGCAGACTAGCCCGATGATGCAGATAATGGTCACATAGATGGCAAAGATCATTAACTGTCCCAAGCGGCCAGGATCAGGGCGACAAGGGCAGACACGATAAGGGCGCTCATAGTGGTGCATCCGGTAGGGTTTGCCGTTGTTCGCGGGCGTATCGTTTGACCTGAGCAGGTGTCCAAGGGGTAGGCCCCCCAGGTGGTGGAAATGGCCAGGTTTTCATGAATCGAGCCCTTTTGTCAGGCAAATCTGATCGCATCCGTTTTCGCGCATCGTGTGGCGTTGGTAAGTAATGCGCCCCTCGGCCTTCAAAAACTCGAATTCGTCGCATTCAGCCAAATCGGGGCCATCGTCTAGGTCATAGTCGATGATGAAATATCGGACGGGTAAACGGTCTTCAAATTCGCCAAGCGCATCGACCCGCTGGGTCAGTGCGTCTATGCGCTTGAACAGTTCAGCGGCCATCGTGAAGCCCTCGGCATATGCGATACGCTCGGCCTCGGAGGGTTCGAGGTTTAACAGGTCAATCATGGTCAGTGCTCCTTAGATGCGGCACGATGGGCCGTAGAACTGCGCGAGGTCTTCGCCCGTCTCGTCCTCGGGTTCTTCGGGGATCAGATACTCTGCGGCAAATTGGATAGAGCTGTCCTCAACATTCGAGGGGTCGGCTCCATTGAGTTCCTCGGGTGTCCAGAGGATCACGGCCCACCCGGCGGCGCGGAGTTCACGAATTGCCTTAATTTGTTCGTTTGTCATCGTGCGCCCCCTCAAAATGCCAAATAGACAAAACCATCAGCGGTTTCGCCGATTAACTGGGTGTTGTCGATCAGGTAGTCGCGCACGACTTCGATTTTGTCGTCTTCGTCTTCGCAGTCGTCCAGATCAATCCGGTAATTTGCCGCGATGCTTTGCCAAGTGTCCTCGGTGTAGTCGCAGCAGATGGCGATAACGTCCAGTTCAATCTCTTGGCCCGTTTGTTCTTCATAGTCCTCAAAATAGTCGAACAAGAGGCCCAGCGCCTCATATGAGAAGTTTTCTTTGCGGTCGGCGTCAACAAAGGCACGCTCGAAGTCATAGCGGGAAACGGTGGTTTTCATGGTGTCAGTCCTTTACGGTTACGGGTTACAAAATCAGCTGATCAGCTGGGACAGGAGCATCAGCACGATAAGCGCGGCAAGGGTCAGGCACGCGCCTGCAACAATGGCCCAAGCGCTGGGGGCTTGCTCACGTTCGAGATCGGCGATGGTTTGGTTATGGTGGTGCATGGTGTTTCTCCAGGGTTACGGGTTACAGATTACAGTGACTGGGTGACCCAGTGGGTTAGATTGTAGCACACACTTCACCCACTGGGTCAATGAATTATTTACTAGGTATTTTCCCTAATTTCTCGCAGCATTGCCGTTTTTTGATCGTCGTCAATCCGTCCCATCATGTGCATGGCTTCAATGTAGGCTTTGTCGCCTTGTTCATTGCGTATGCGGTCAAGCATTGCACGCTGGATTGATTCGCGGGTGATGCCAATGGATTTCAGGAAATCAACCTTTGCTAATGATTCTTTGTCTGCCATCGCCTTGATCTTCTTGACTCGCCCAGGTGAATACAGATTCGAGGCTTTGCAGTTCATCACATCCCCATCATGAAATTTCACGCTTGCGATGGGCCATTCACCCTCATAGATTCGCCATGCCAAGTGGTGCGCCATCACATGCCGGTTTTGCACAGTTAACCGGATTCCTGAGGGTGTTGTGGTTCCGGCAAACTTTCCAGTGATTGTGGATTTGTTGTCTACACCCCGAACGATTTGAAAGAAGCTTCCGCTGTCCTTGCAAAAGTGGTAGCGCTCAAGAGCGGCATGTAATAAAGAGTCGTCAAACGGTTTCATTGAGTTGTCCTTTCAAGTGTGACAAAGCGTCAGTTTCCTACAAAACCCCATTGTAACTTAAATAATCACGTAATGGTTATTTTATTTGTAAAGCGCTTATGTAGGAATCCGTCAAATTGTCACAGCGGTTAGCGGCTTCCTCGCTCGGATATGAAAAATGGGGCAAGGTTTTAGGTTTTCCGTGGGTTCTTGGGGTTCTCTGGGTTAATTCAGGAATCCGGGAAACTTTGACCCCGGATTCCACGCCTGCGCGGAGTCACAAATGACAATGAGAATGAGAATGATTCGCATTTAGACCCAGTGGGTCATGACTCATGGATTCAGTTAGTCAGTGCTCACTAACTAACCCAGTGGGTTCACTGATTATGTTAGTCAGTGCTCACTAACATGGACGCACTGGCTCATGGGGGATCATGGCGCGTGCCGTGGCGCAGTGGATCGCGGGAGCCTTGGCGTCCAAGGGGGAGGGGGTAGGGCCGACGGACCAAGGGTCACGGCTACGGAGGCCCCGCGAACAATTTTTTATTTTTTCAAATGACACCTAGACCCACTGGGTTCACTTCCCCACGGACAATTCTTGTGCTACCCTATAGACACTATGGACACATCACAACCCCAATCCGTAGGCGCAGATGTCGCACATCAATCAACCCAACTCGAACATTCAATCGAGTTGCCCGACTGGCTCGACCCTGCGCCACGATCCGACACCCCGCTGGCCAAGATGCCCGCAGAGGTCAAGGCACTCACCCTCGTGCAGTACGAGCAGGTGTTCATGCGTGCCATCGACTCGATTGCCCACGGCAAGTCCCTGTCCCAGGTGCTGCGGGACGACCAACGGGACATTGACTACAACGACTTCTACCGGTGGATCAAGAAAGATCCGCAGCGCAAGCAGTTGTTCGACGAAGCCCAAGAGATGCGCACCGAGTTCATGGCGGGCGAGATCATCGAGATTGCCGACGCCGATGACTCGCTGGAGGACGTCCAGCGTTCCCGATTAAAGATCGACACTCGTAAGTGGCTCATGGGCGCACACAATCGTAAGAAGTACGGTGAGACCAAGACCGTGGAGCTTGGCGGGTCGATCTCGATCACCGATGCGCTGGCTGCGGCCCAGGCTCGGATCATTGAAGCTGAAGTGATTGATGTGGACTCGAGGGACGTCTGATGCAGAAACCGATTTACTTGCCTGAAGATGAACAGGTCTTGATGACCCAGCTGTGGTCGCCACAGATCAAGGACAACCCAGAGACATTCGTTCTGTTCGCGTTCCCCTGGGGACAGAAGAACACACCCCTCGAGAAGTTCAGTGGTCCTAGGAAGTGGCAGCGCAGGGTGCTGCGTGAGATCTCGGACCACATCAAGGCCAACAAGGGTCAGCTGGACATGGACGCCCTGCGCGTCGCGGTGTCGTCTGGCCGGGGGATTGGCAAGTCGGCCCTGGTGAGCTGGCTCATCTTGTGGATGCTGTCCACCCGCATCGGCAGTAGCGTCATCGTCTCGGCTAACAGCGAGAACCAGTTGCGCACGGTGACCTGGGGTGAACTGACTAAATGGGCCACGATGAGCATCAACTCGCACTGGTGGGAGCCGAGCGCTACGAAGCTGGTGCCTGCGCAGTGGTTGACCGAGCTGGTCGAGCGTGACCTGAAGAAGGGCACCCGGTACTGGTCTGCCGAGGGGAAATTGTGGAGCGAGGAGAACCCTGACTCGTATGCCGGTGTGCACAACCACGACGGCATGATGGTGATCTTTGACGAGGCCAGCGGTATCCCGGACGGCATCTGGTCAGTGGCTGCGGGCTTCTTTACCGAGAAGATCCTAGATCGCTACTGGTTCGCGTTCTCCAACCCACGGCGAAACACCGGGTACTTTTTCGAGACGTTCCACGGTAAGCGGGACTTTTGGAAAGGGCAGATCATCGATGCCAGGACCGTGGAGGGCACCGACAAGGCTGTCTACGACCAGATCATCGCCGAATACGGTGAAGACTCGATCCAAGCCCGTGTCGAGGTCTACGGCGAGTTCCCCGCTGCCGGTGAAGACCAGTTCATCTCGCCCGTGGTGGTCGAAGACGCCATGAAACGGGAGAAGTGGAAAGACCAAACGGCACCAATTGTGATCGGCGTGGACCCGGCGCGGGGCGGCATGGACAGCACCGTGATCCTGGTGCGCCAAGGGCGTGACGTTGTGGCCATCAAGCGGCTCAAAGGTGAGGACACCATGAGCGTCGTGGGGCACGTGATCGATGCCATCGACGAATACAAGCCTGCGCTGACTGTGATCGACGAGGGTGGCCTGGGCTACGGCATCCTTGACAGATTGACCGAGCAGCGTTACAAAGTGCGCGGGGTCAACTTCGCTTGGAAAGCAAAAAACCCGGTCATGTGGGGCAACAAACGGGCCGAAATCTGGGGTGCGATGCGCGACTGGCTCAGGACTGCATCGATTCCCAACGATCGATCGCTCAGGAACGACCTGATCGGCCCGATGAAGAAGCCCAACTCGGCTGGGACGATCTTTTTGGAAGGGAAAAAGGAGATGAAAGCCCGTGGGCTGGCCTCTCCTGATGCGGCTGACGCCCTGGCCGTGACGTTTGCGTTTCCCGTGGCCAGCCGTGGGGAGTACAATTCTCGTAACACAACGCGCCAGGTCACTTATGACCGCAGCGCGGCATCAACTGGATGGATGGGGTCATAAAATGCCACTGAAGAAATCTGCATCGCCCAAGGCTTTCAGCGCCAACGTCAAAGCCGAGGTGAAAGCCGGAAAACCGGTCAAACAGGCCGCGGCCATCGCGTATTCCGTGAAGCGCGAAGCCCAGAAATCAGCACCGAAAAGCAAAAAATGACCCTCAAAGCAATGCAAAACTGCTTGATCATCGAGCGTGACGTTGAAAAACACGCCATGTTCGAGCTTCTTTCGACAGAAAAGCAGGAAACGGGTATAGTGGTGTCTGCTGGCCCTGATTGCAAAGAGCTGAAAGTCGGTGATCATCTATACTTCGGCGTAGGGCAAGAATTCAAGCATGAGGGCAAAGAATACGTCGTCATGCGTGAGCCTCACGTACTAGGAGTCCTGAATGGCTGACCCAACTGGCATCGTTGCCGCAGCTAACGTAGCCGCTGGTGGCAAACCCCTGAAATCCGACTCAGACATTCTGACCGTCGCCCGTGCCCGCCTCGATATGGCGGTTTCGGCGCTTGCCGAATCCCGTGAAGACGAGATCGATGACCTGCGGTTCTATGCCGGATCGCCCGACAACCATTGGCAGTGGCCAGCCGACGTGCTGGCGACCCGTGGCGCGGTCCAAGGCCAGACCATCAACGCCCGCCCCACCCTGACGATCAACAAGCTACCCCAGCATGTGCGCCAGGTCACCAACGACCAGCGTCAAAACCGGCCCGGTGCCAAGGTCATCCCTGTGGATGACAACGCTGATGTGCAGGTAGCCGAGGTGTTCAACGGCATGATTCGTCACATCGAGTACATCTCCGATGCTGACGTGGCCTACGACACCGCCTGCGAGAACCAGGTGGCCTACGGCGAAGGCTACATTCGTCTGCTGACCGAGTATTGCGACGACAACACGTTCGACCAAGACATCAAGATCGGGCGTATCCGCAACAGCTTCTCGGTCTACATGGATCCGCTGATCCAAGACCCCACCGGCGCTGACGCCAAGTGGTGCTTCATCACGGAAGACGTGACCAAGGCGGAATATGAGCGCATGTACCCCGATGCAGCGCCCATCTCAACCCTCCAGTCCCTGGGCGTGGGCGATCAGTCGATCAGCAACTGGCTGAACGAGGACACAGTTCGCATCGCGGACTACTACTACATCGACTACGACAAGGCCACGCTGAACCTGTACCCTGGCAACCAGACTGCGTTTGAGGGCACGCCTGAAGACAAGCAGCTGCGTGCTGTGTACGGTAAGCCCAAGCGCAACCGTGTGTCCGAGCGTCCGAAGGTGCGGTACTGCAAGATCAACGGCTACGAGATCCTCGAAGAACGCGAGTGGGCTGGCAAGTGGATTCCGGTGATCCGCATTGTCGGCAACGAGTTCGAGGTCGATGGCCGTTTGTACGTGAGCGGTTTGGTGCGCAACGCCAAAGACGCTCAGCGCATGTACAACTACTGGGTGTCGCAGGAAGCCGAGATGCTGGCGCTGGCACCCAAGGCTCCGTTCATTGGCTACGGCGGCCAGTTTGAGGGCTACGAAGACAAGTGGAAGACCGCCAACACGAACAACTGGCCTTATCTGGAGGTCAATCCTGACGTCACAGACGGTCAGGGTGCCGTGTTGCCCCTGCCACAGCGTGCGCAGCCTCCAATGGCGTCTTCTGGCCTGCTGCAAGCCAAATCGGGCGCTGCCGAGGACATCAAGGCGACCACCGGCCAGTACAACGCATCGTTGGGTATGGGTTCCAACGAGCGCTCTGGCAAGGCCATCCTGGCCCGCCAGCGTGAAGGCGACGTGGGCACGTACCACTACGGTGACAACCTGGCCCGTGGCGTGCGTCACATTGCCCGTCAGCTGATCGACCTGATCCCCAAGATCTACGATACCCAGCGTATCGCCCGGATCATTGGTGAGGACGGCGAGACAAAGATGGTCAAGATCAACCCTGACCAACCAATGCCCGTCAACGAGATCCAAGACGAGCGTGGCATCGTGATCGAGAAGATCTACAACCCCGGCGTCGGCAAGTACGATGTGGTGGCGATCACTGGTCCAGGCTATGCAACCAAGCGCCAAGAAGCTCTGGAAGCGATGGCTCAGTTGCTGCAAGGCAACCCACAGCTGTGGCAAGTTGCTGGCGACTTGTTCGTCAAGAACATGGACTGGCCAGGTGCTCAGGAAATGTCCAAGCGTTTCGCCAAGACCATCGACCCGAAGATTCTGGCCGACGACGACAAGTCTCCAGCCCTGCAAGCTGCCGAGCAGCAGATCCAAGCGATGGGTGCAGAGATGGAAAACATGCACCAGATGATCCAAAACGTGGGCAAATCAATTGAAGTGCAAGAACAGCAACGCAAGGACTTCGAGGCTATGGTCAAAGGGTTTGATGCCGAAACCAAGCGTTTGTCGGTGGTCCAAGCCAGCATGTCGCCCGAGCAGATCCAAGACATCGTGCTTGGTACCGTGCATGGCATGATCACATCGGGCGACCTGGTTGCCGAGATGCCTGGTCAAGACGTGGATGTTGGGCCTGAAATGATGCCTGATCAAATGGAGCAGCAATGAACGCAGCACAATTCGTAGGACTGCTGTTTTTGGGCCGCAACGTGGCCCATTCGGTGCATCTGAACACCCGCAGTTTCTCCAAACACATGGCTCTGAACACGTTTTACGAGCAAGTGATTGAGCACGCTGACGCATTTGCCGAGGCGTACCAAGGCCGTCATGGCTTGATTGGCCCCATCGCCATTCCTGCCGCCAAAAAGACGACCAACATCATCGAGTTCTTGCAAGACCAGCTTGATGAGATCGAAAAAGGCCGTTACGATGTGGCGAGTAAGACGGACTCTTCGTTGCAGCAGTTGATCGATAATATCGTGGAGCTGTACCTCACGACCCTCTACAAACTCCGCTTTTTGGCATAAGGACAAATCATGGCCCTCTACAAACAAGGCAACGCAGACGCACAAGTCAAAGTTGGTGCAGGCAAGCTGTACGGCATCTTCATCTCGAGCACCTCCAGTGGCACGTTTGCCCTGTACGACAGCGCCACGGCCAGCACCAGCGACCCCAAAATCGCCAACACGGTGACTGTGGCCGCAGGCACTCAGTACCTCAGCTTCCCCGCAGGTATCTGGTTCAGCAAGGGTCTGTTCATCGACATTGCCAACACCATCGAATACACTATCGTCTACGAATAAGGATCAGAAATGGCCGTGTTTCTCTCCCCCGTGGGCGGCGTTGCGGCCCAGTTCTTTTCCAACAACGGTGTCCCGTTGTCCGGCGGCAAGTTGTATTCCTACGCTGCGGGCACGACGACACCTGCGACTACGTATACCAGTTCTTCCGGCGGTACTGCTCACACAAACCCCATCGTGCTTGATGCCGCAGGTCGTGTGTCCAGTGGCGGGGAAATCTGGCTGACCGATGGTGTAATTTACAAGTTTGTGCTTAAAGACAGCAATGACGTGTTGATTGCCACCTACGACAACATCACCGGCATCAACAATGTTGCGGCAAGCAATATTCCTTTTATTGGGTTCAAAGATCAAGTTGGAACAATTGAATCACTTGCTAGCGACAATGGTTCCGACTGGATTGGTTTTCAACCAGCAGGTACTTACGCAGTTGCTCGGTCAGCGCAAGACAAAATGCGAGATATGGTCAGCGTTTTTGATTTTATGACTGCCGAACAAATTGCAGACGTGCAGGCTGAAACGTACACGCTGGACACTATCAATGCGATTGAAGCGGCTATTAATGCTTCTTCTGCTGTTTATTTCCCCCCTGGTGGGTATTTGGTTTCCAGAGCAATTGCGCTCACAGACAACAGAGAAGACGGCCGTCATCTTTACGGCTCACAATCATTTAATGCAAAAATCAAAAGAACAACGACTAATTCAGAAGTAATTGGTGGCCGCACTGTTACTTGCGTGATGTTTGTCGGTGGTTTTGACCATATTGTTGAAAACTTCTACATTCTTGGCGAAGTCGGTACTATTGACGGCATGGTGCTTGACTGCGCTCGCACGACAATCAGCAATGTTTGGACTGAGTTCACTCGCAGAGGCTATTACGCTTTCCAGCCGTATATTTGCATTTTTGATCGACTGATTGCGAAATACGCCAGCGAAACCGCATTTGACTTTTTGACATCTGGGGTGTTTGGTAAAACATCGTTGGCGTTTAGAAATTGTGGTATTGAAAACTGTGGTAACGGTTTCTTGATTGCTGACGCTGTTTACAGCTCAATGACGGCATGTTTTGCCGACTATGTGAACTATCCAATGCCAGGGAACCCTTACGGTGTAGGGTTTGGCAGCAAAGCCTCAAGTTACGGCATTTACCATTTCAACAAGTGCGACATCACTTTGGATGGATGCGGTACTGAAAACTCATACGGTAATGGTGTTATAAACCTTGGAACTGATGGAGGAAATAGCATTGTCATTAATACAATGACTGCTTATCTTGCGAGTTCCGAGTACGTGCCAACTACTGAATGGACTACTTATCCGAATTGGGCGGTTGGCCCTATTCAAACCGGTAGCGGCCCTAACTCGCTGCAAGTCAATGGTGGACGATGGAATTGGTCAAACACTGTTGTGCCGGTGTCGTTTCCGACAAAGCCTATTGCATCTATTGTTGCTTTTAACTTCGATGCTGGTGGTTCACCTGGCCGTAAAAACATTATGGTCAACCTGTCGGGAACATTGCTTCCTAGTGATAACACTTTTCCATTTGCAGGTAACGGCAATTATTACGAATTTTGCCGGTCGGCTTGGAATAATCAGCCCAAATATCAATTCGTTTTATCTGGTTCTGGATCAACCATCACAATTCCGGTTACATCGCAAGCATCTGCCGCCGAGCGCCACGTCATCAAAATTCTTGGCGTCACAGATGATTTTAACTTTGCGGCAGCTCGCGGCACAGAAGCGACTATCAATTTTGCAAGTCTAACAAGCCTTTTGAACATCGGATTTTGGAACTCAAATAACATTACATCCGTTACATCTTCTGGCATGAATTTGCAAATCAATTTGACAACAGCGTTGGTAAATCCAATCATTTGGATTGAGATTTTATCCACCGATCCTAAGATTATTGATTTGAGCAACATTACAATCGCATAAAGATTTGAAATGGCCAATCTTAAAATTTCACAACTGACTGGCGCAACCACTCCGCTTGCCGGAACCGAAATTTTGCCGATTGTTCAAAGCGGTACGAACAAACAAGTATCTGTTGACAATTTGACCGCAGGACGAGATGTCGCTGCTGCAAATTTGTCCGCAACAGGCAAGGGTTTGTTTGGCACACTCAGCCTTGTCAACCCTAGCCAGTACGCAATCTTTGATAAATTGACAAAAGCAAGCATTGCTGCAAGCGGAACTGCGGTTATTGACATTGTTGTCAACGATGCCTCAGGTAACGGTTTTTCCGCTGGCGTAGCTGAAGTTGACTTGATTGTTGCGTGGAATGGCTCACCTCAGACGCTTCAAGGTCATTACAAATACCAGTACATCACAGTGAACAACTCCACAGGCGGTGGCACTGCAACTATCGCTGAAATGTTCAATGGCTCTGCGGGTAGTTTTTCCGTAGCCACTGGTAATTTTGTGGTGTCTCGTCCCGCTGCTCGCACGATTCGCATCACTTACACCAACGCATCAACCGGTGCTGTAAGAATTTCTGCGCTGGTCAAAGGATTCTCTTTGGCTAGTGTTTCGATTACATAATCTTGACAAGCGCTTTCTTAGCGCATAATCTGAGAACTGTACCGGCCCAGTAGACCGGGGAATCGAAAGGTTCATTTAAATGACTGAAGAAGTCCAAGCCTTAGCGGAAGTAGACTCCGCGCCTGCACCAGAAGTGACGGCCACTCCTGAGAATGCTGAAAACGCGCCGGAAGTCGTCGAGAGTCAACCCGAAACGGTCGAGGAGAAGAAATACTCCCAGGCTGAAATCGATGCGATGATCGGCAAGCGCCTCGCAAGAGAGCAACGTAAGTGGGAACGAGAACAAGCGCAACGCAAGGTCGAACAGCAGGTGTTGAAAGCTCCTACGGCAGCCAGCGCTGACCAGTTTGAAAGCCCTGAAGCCTATGCGGAAGCACTGGCTCTTCAGAAAGCCGAAGAACTGCTTGCCAAGCGTGAAGCAGCCCGACAGCAATCGCAAATTCTCGAGAGCTATCAGGAACGTGAAGACGCAGCACGGGACAAGTACGATGACTTCGAGCAAGTCGCCTACAACCCCAAGCTTCCAATCACCACCGTGATGGCCGAAACGATCCAGTCTTCGGAGATTGGCCCCGAGTTGGCTTACTACCTCGGCTCCAACCCCAAAGATGCGGAACGTATCTCACGCATGTCGCCACTCGCACAGGCAAAGGAAATCGGGAAGATCGAAGCCAAATTGGCAGCTGAACCTCCCACAAAACGTACCACATCCGCACCTGCACCGATTAAGCCTGTTGCGGCACGCTCCACTGGAGCGCCAGCACTTGACACTACGGATCCTCGGTCTATCAAGACCATGACAGATTCGCAGTGGATTGAAGCTGAACGTGCCCGTCAGATTAAGAAACTGCAAGCGCAGATGAACCGCTAACTCTCCTGAAATTGGGTACAATGATTACCCGAAATCAGGAGAACCACAATGGAGAGTGACAATTTAAATTTGACGGCTGAAGAACTGAAGCGGCAACGCAACAGGGAAGCGGCAGCCAGATATAGAGAACGAAACCGGGAAAAGTTCAATCAGCGTATGCGGGATTGGCGTGAAGCAAATCGGGAGAAAGACCGGGAGCATAAACGCGAACACCGTAACCGGAAGATTGCAAATGGAACACCAGAAGAAGTTGCCGCAATGCGAGCCGCCGAATCTGCAAAAACCAAACGTAGTCAAGACCGGTGCAGGGAACAAGTGTTTGAAGCCTATGGCGGATACAAATGCAACTGTTGCGGTGAAATTGAACCAATGTTTCTTTCGATAGATCATATTGACAACAACGGCGCTGAGGAACGAAGATCAGGTCTGTACGCAGGTTCTGGTATTGGTTTTTACCAGTGGCTTAGGAAATCTGGATTTCCTCCAGGTTACCAAGTTCTCTGTATGAACTGCAACACGGGAAAACATAAGAACGGCGGCGTTTGTCCTCACCAATCTGTTTGAACTTTGAAAGGAAATTGAAATGAGCAACAGTATTCTCACGATCGACATGATCACAAGAAAGAGTTTGGAGATCCTTGAAAACAACTTGGTCCTCACTCGCAACGTGAACCGCCAGTACGACGACAGCTTCGCTGTTGAAGGTGCCAAGATCGGTTCGACCCTGCGTATCCGCCTGCCCGACCGCGCTCTGGTGACTGACGGTGCCGCCCTGCAAGTCCAGGACGACAACGAACAGTACACAACCCTGACCGTGGCCAGCCAAAAGCACATCGGCGTCAACTTCACATCTGCTGAATTGACCATGCAATTGGACGACTTCGCAGAGCGTGTTCTGAAGCCTCGTATCAGCCAGCTGGCCTCCAGCATCGACGCTGACGTGGCCAACGCCTATAAGGGCATCGGCAACTCCGTCGGTACTCCTGGCACCACTCCTTCGACTTCTTTGGTGCTGCTCCAAGCCCAGCAGAAGCTGAACGAAAACGCTGCCGTGATGTCCCCACGTTACGCCACCGTGAACCCTGCTGCCAACGCCGGTCTGGTCGAAGGCATGAAAGGTCTGTTCAACCCCACCGACACCATCAGCAAGCAGTTCAAGAACGGCATGATGGGCACTGGCGTGCTGGGCTTTGACGAGATCAACATGTCTCAGTCGATCAAACAGTTCACCACTGGTTCGCGCACTGCCACCGGCGGTACCCTGTCGGCTGCCGTGACTTCCGAAGGCGCTACCACCATCGCCATCACCGGCGCAGGTGCCAACGCTACCGTGAAGCAAGGCGACGTGTTCACCGTGGCTGACTGCTACGCTGTGAACCCCCAGACCCGTGAATCTACCGGTTCGCTGTTCCAGTTCGTGGCCACCGCTGACGTGACCCTGAACGGCTCTGGCGCTGGCAGCATCACTGTTGCCCCGATCTACTCGGCCAACAACGCTCTGGCTACTGTGGACAGCCTGCCTGCCTCCGGCAAAGCAGTCGTGTTCTACGGCGCTGCATCTACCCAGTACGCCCAAAACTTGGTGTACCACAAGGATGCCATCACCTTCGCTACTGCCGACCTGTTGCTGCCCCAGGGCGTTGACATGGCCGCACGCGCTGTTCACAATGGCATCAGCCTGCGTGTTGTGCGCCAGTACGACATCAACAACGACCGCCTGCCTTGCCGTATCGACGTTCTGTACGGCTACAGCACGATCCGTCCTCAAATGGGCGTTCGTCTGTGGGGCTAAACTGAAACGGGGACTTCGGTCCCCTTTCTCGCATCTCAATTTTGAAAGGAAATTATCATGGCACTCCCTAACGGCGCAGGCGGTTACCAAGTTGGTGACGGCAACCTGAACGAAGTTCAACTCGACGTCCAACCCGCTCCCCAAACCGCAACTGCTACTGCAACTCTGTCGGTCGCTCAAATCACTGGTGGCATTCTGCTGGGTTCGCCCGGTAGCTCGGCTGCTGCTTACACTCTGCCCTCCGGCTCTAGCCTGGATGCAGTGGTGTCCAGCGCCAAAGTCAACAGCTCGTTCGACTTCAGCGTGACCAACGTGGACGGTTCCAGCTCTGGCGTCATCACCATGACCGCTGGCACTGGTTGGACCATCGTTGGCTTGGCCACGATTGCTGCCACCGCAGGTACTACTGGTGCTTTCCGCGCCCGTAAAACCGGCGACGGTACTTGGACCTTGTACCGCTTGGCCTAAACCTGAAGGCCCCTTCGGGGGCCTTTTTTAAGGAACAATCATGTCAAATACCAAAGCTACTGGCGTTGCATATCTGGACCCCGAGTTCAGCACGATGTACGCAACTGAGGAGATCGGTTACGCTTCTGCTGCTCAAGGTACTGTGACTCAGGCTACCAACAAGTCAACAGCGGTTACGCTGAACAAGTCGGCTGGTCGAATCACAATGAACAATGCGTCTTTGGCTACTGCCACTAACGCCACGTTTACTTTGAACAACAACTTGATCAGCGCAAACGATTGCGTGATTTTGACCATCTCTGGTGGTCAAGCCACGGCTGGTTCTTACAACGTGTTTGCCAACTCCTTGGATACAGGTAGTGTCAGCATCACCTTGCGAAACATTTCAGGCGGCACGCTGTCTGAAGCTGTTGTCATCAACTTCGCAATTATTCACTGCGCAGTGTAAAAGGAAGGCCCCTTCGGGGGCCTTTTTAAACTATGGTCATTTACCTCACACATCCAGTTCACGGTGCCAAAGTGGCAACGATGGATCTCGAAGCTGAAGCTGATGAAAGAAACGGCTGGACACGCTACAATCCAGACACGCCTTCGGCTCCCGAAGAAGCGGCCAACACACTCGTTGTGAAGCGCAAATACACGCGCAAAGCTGAAGCTGAATCTGAAGGAGTCTGAGCATGGCAACGTACACCGCTGGCGATCAAATCAATCGAGCATTCCGCTTGCTTGGCATTCTTGCCGAAGGTGAAACGCCGTCTGCCTCAATGTCTCAAGACGCCTTGACGGCGTTGAACCAGATGATCGAGTCGTGGAACATCGAGCGTTTGTCAGTGTTCTCCACTCAGGACCAGGTGTTCACCTGGCCGTCTGGTCTTATCAGCCGCACCCTTGGCCCCTCGGGCGACTTCGTGGGCAATCGCCCCGTTTTGTTTGACGACGCCACGTACTTCAAAGCGCCCAACGGCGTGTCGTACGGCATCAAGTTCATCAACCAGCAGCAGTATGACGGCATCGCGGTCAAGACCGTGACGTCTACCTACCCGCAGGTGATCTTCGTCAACATGACGTATCCCAACGCCGAGATGTTCATTTACCCACGTCCCACACAGGACTTGGAATGGCATTTTGTGTCGATTGAAGAATTGAATCAACCGGCTGATCTTGCCACCAATTTGTACTTCCCACCAGGCTACCTGCGTGCGTTCACGTACAACCTGGCAATGGAGATTGCCCCTGAGTTTGGTGTGGAGCCAAGCCCGCAGGTGCAGCGCATCGCCATGACCAGCAAGCGCGACCTCAAGCGCATCAACAACCCTGACGATGTGATGGCCATGCCATACGCACTGGTTGCCAACCGCCAGCGCTTCAACA